CTACAAGCGTCTTGGTGTCGAGGGTATGTCCAACGCCGAGAGAGATGCCATCTACCCGCTCGACAAGATTGCGGTGGAGTACTTCATCGAGAAGCACGCTGACCAGTACGCAGCAATGGCTGAAAGTGGTGAGCTTGGCGCGGTTGCCTCTAGTGGTGCTGCTAGGCGCAAGCTTGGATCAATCCTTGAGACCGTCCTGCCGAGGATTCCAGTCCTCAAAGACCTCCACTTCAAGAGCGGCGGGATGATCGACAAGAATGGTGCGTGGGTGACTGGAAACGGCATCCTAGACGCAGAAGGTGTCAAGCGAGACCCGATCACCAACAAGATGTTCCGCGACATGAACAGGCGCAGTGCAGGGCTTGTGCCGGGGCAGTTTGACCCTCTCATGAGCGACAAGCCAGACTCTGGTGCGCCGATCCTGCTCAACCCATCTGACAGCATTGATGCCGAGCTTCTTCACCCGCTTGTGCAGGTTGACGATGCTAACAAGCCGATCATGAAGGACGGCAAGCCTGTGGCACTGGATAGGGCTACAGAGCTTTCGCGTGCGCTTGCAGGGCTTACTGCGGTTGAGGTGATGAGGAGGAAGAGGGCGGAGAACTATGCCCCAGAAAAGGGCGAGGCGCATGTGGACGACGAGGGGCAATTTCAGCCCGGATGGTTGTCCAACGATGTCCTCACCGAGATGTTCGCCAAGAACAAGTACAACCCAGAGCAGAAGCGTATCATCCGCGAGATGAACAAGCTGATCCGCAAGGGTGCTGGAGATCGCGTTGTCATGATCAACTTCCCTGCTACTACCCGCAACAAGGCTGGGAAGGTGGTTTACAAGCCGCAGGGTGCTACTCTACGCGACACGGTTCCAGTCGCTGTCACCATCTCCAAGGACGGCAACTTGCTGTTCGGACTTATGTCCGTAACCAAGCTTCATGAGAATATCCAGAAACGCTCACAGGACAGGCGTGGCAAGAAGCTGTATGGTGGCAATGTGGATTTAATCCTGCGGGACACGCAGGCGATGATGGACTACCACAAGCAAGGCTTGGACAGCATTGAGTTTTTCAAGCAGAAATATGGAGCGGTCGAGGCCGATGAGCGCAAGAAGTTCATCAACACCATGTTCGGCCTGCTTAACCAAAAGGAGCAGGCAGTCCTCAACCCGATGCTTCTGGAGGATGGCATTAAGAGCAAGGACAATGTCTACCGCACCTACCGCGCAGATCGCGTTAGCAAGGCAGTCCCAATGGCTCCAGAGGAGTACGCAGCAATGCCGTTTAGCTACGAGGCAGTGAGCCAAGTCCGCATGCCAGAAGCCCAGCGAGCGATGCCAGAGGGTGTCTCCCCAGAAGACCTCAACCCCGTAGCCAACAAGCAGGAGGCTCAAGGTCTGTGGGCAGACGGCAAGCGGATGTTTGCTCTCAACGAGATGGATGAGAAGCTGACCCCAATCACATCCAAGGCGATGCTGGACTCGTATTCAGCGGATGCTATCGGGTGGATGGAGCCAGAGGCGCAAACCCGCTTCATGCCAGAACCAGTACCAGTTGCCAAGACATCAGACGAGGCATTGCAAGAAAGTGAGTCTGGAGAGCTTCAATCAACTGGAGTTGATGTTCCTGAATCTGTTGACGAGCAATCGGTAATTTCTAATGCAATCAAGGTTGCAAACTCACAATCTTGGAGAAAAGGGCGTGACTTTAAGTTAGAGCTTCAACGCAGAGTTCTTGATGCCGCAGAAAAGGCTGGTGTTAAGCTGTCCGAGAGAAGTTTGGAGTCAATTGAATATCTTGCTAGAATTGGATTGAAAGATGCCCTAATAGCTTTGGAGCAGAATCCGAACGCTATTGGCTGGTATGACGAGAAAACCAAGCAAGCTCTTGGCGTGATGTCGTTAATGTTCCCAGAAATAGCAACAGACCAAAACGCTCGTTTTGCATTTACTTGGGCGTTGGCTGTAACATCCAACGGACTAAAGGTAGACAAGAACTTTGAGCTGGCGGAACGAGTATATCGTGAATATCGCAAGTCAGGACAAATGCCTACTGACATAAAGGCTGGTCAGGCGCAACAAGCTATCAACGAAGGCCTTGGATTGTTCAATCAATTAACCAAAGAATGGGGGGTTGATAATACCCGTCAATTCATGCAAACCAACTTTACGGTTGGTGAAATCTCAAGGCTCAACAAAGACCTGTCTCCGGGTGGTGAATTTTCCGATACTTTGGTAAGGGGGTCTTCCATACTTGGCCCAAAAATTGGAAATGGGTTTTTCTCTAACTTGTACGGATTGTTTGATGCGCTGACGATGGATCGTTGGCTTGTTCGCACTTGGGGAAGATGGACTGGAACGCTAGTTGAGCTGAATCCAGAGTTAACTCAAAACGCAAAAACAAGGCTTGAGGAAACCCGCTCGCAATTGACCGATTCCGATAAAGCCCGAATGGATGAGGTTATTGGAAAAGATATATCTCAAATGACTACAGAAGAGCTTTCTGTTGCCATTCAAAAATCATCCATGAAACCAAAGTTGCGCGATGAGATGAATCGCACTGCAACTGGAGAAGAGTTCCGTAAGGCTGGAAATGGACTAGCCAAGTACCTTGATGGTCAGAAGGAAGCCCCAGCCAACCCCGCAGAACGCAACTTCATCCGAGAAATTTTTGGTTTGATGCTTGACGAACTCAGGGCAGATCCAAAATATAAAGACCTGACGATGGCAGACTTACAGGCAGTCCTGTGGTATGCTGAAAAACGATTGTATGAAACCGCTAAGGTCAAATCCGACCAAGACTCTATTGACGCATCAGATGCTGATGGGTACGAGGACGACGAAGCACCAGATTACGCAAATGCAGCAATCGGGGTTGCCCGTAACAAAGGCGTTTCAGAAAAACGCATAAACGAAGTATTAACCAAAATTAAAAATGACCGCGCAGCAATTACACGACCTACAATTGAGGAAGGGACTGAAGCTCCAGCCAAACAGCAGGAAAGTGCTGGAGGGTTTACTGGAAAACAAAAGCAACAGTTCAAACAATATGTCTCAGTCTCAAGAGTTAGACGAAATCGGACGGGCAATGAAAAGGCACTCTGGTCTTACCAGACAAGAAGCGGAGTCGATAGTGGCGACACAGGGGTTCTAAAACCAAAGGCCAAAAAGAATCTAGGTGTAAAATACATTTCTGAGTGGAAGCCGGGAAGGAAGCTTTCAAATACATTTAGAAATAATGGTCTTCCTGTTGTCAAGTTCTTGGAGCTTGATCCCTCTGACCAAGTATCAGCGAAAAAGTTCGCAGATACCATCCAACAAAGCAAAGACGAGTCACCTCACGGTGCTGCAGTTTATGTTTACCCGGTAGAGGATTACCAAGGAATGAAGTTGTTCCTTTCGGATTCGGGCAAGTCTGGATTTGCGGTCAAGCCTGATGGTGATATTGTTTCTGTATTCTCAATGGAAAAGGGAAGTGGGCGCAGCATTATGGAAGCGGCTATTTCCGCTGGTGGAAAAAAACTGGATGCATTTGATACCATTCTTCCAGAGTTTTACGGAACGCATGGTTTTGTGGAGGCGGCAAGAATTCCTTGGAATGACGAATTTGCCCCGGATGGCTGGGATAAAAACGCCTTTAAGAAGTTCAACAATGGTGAACCAGATGTTGTTATGATGGTGCTTGATCCAAGCTTTGAGGGAGAGTATCAGCCAAGAACGGATATTTATACTACTGATTATGATCAGGCTGTAGAAATGCAAAATGCCATGTTAAAAAAAGCCGCTAGAAGCAGGCTCAAAAAAGCCTCTGCGGACATTCAAAAACCAACCGCAACACCTAATCAATCTGCGCCTAAAAAACCAGCAAGGAAGTCACAAGCAAAAGGTAACGCTTCAGCTATTGCAAACGCCGCGAAGCTGAAGTAAAACTAATCACCATGAGCGAGAAACTAACCGCAGAACCAGATCAGGAATGGTTCGCAGAGGTCATGCGTCGAGCCGAGGAACACGGCAACAGGCAGCGTGTGGAGTTCTGGAACCCGCAGGCGGCGGCAAAGTGCCTCTGGCTGCTCGCACAGGGGAAGAGCATCAAATCCACCTCCGAGATCACCGGGCTTGCCCGTGACAC